TCCCCAGCCCATCCTTGGCTTGCTGCTTTAGTCTTTCCGGGATTGGGGCCACCGGGAGAGGTCCAGTATTGGGAACATCCAGGGCTTCCCAGAGGGAATAAAGATCCAAGGCACCCATCCTATAAAGCTGGATGCTCATCATCTTAGCCTGGGTATGGGAGACATTCAGGAAGGAATTCGGGCTCACATGGAATTGGAAATTCGAATGATGGAACCGGGCTCTTTCGGTATGGGAGAGGTTCCTATCCAACTGTGGGGCATAGCCTTCATCCAGTTTATCCAAGGATGGAACCATGTTCCCGGGCTCATAATCCAGGACATCTTCCATGGCCATACCAGCCGGACCAAGAAGCCTGATCCTCCGGGGCATGTCATAAAACTGGAAGAAGTTCACCTTCATCATATTGGCGAGTTCCCCAAGAGCCATCTCCATAGCCCGGCCCCGAAGTCTCAACAGCGGGGTCATAGCTTCCAGGAATTGCTGCATGGTATCCGCAGCGGGGGCTTGCTTCAGGGAAGCCATCTTTTCCAGGTCAGCCGTTCCAGCGGCCTCGTCAATCTCTCCCTTTAGGAACTGGATATAATTCATATAATACCCAGGGAGGTTCGGCGGATCAATAAGTTTAAAGCCCTCCCCCATGGAAGGGTTCAGCCTAAGCTTCCAACCTGGGTCTGAAGTATCCATCCGATCCAGGATAGCATCCGGGATGGCCCTTTTATCGGCAATAATTCCCCGCTTGTTGTGCTGCTTGATATTATCCGCCAATCCCCTCAGAGCCCCATTGAGATCATCCTGGAGCCCAATGAGTTCCCCAATCAGGGCAATCCCAAGGAGACTCCAGGGGAGCGGGTCCAGGGTGATCCTTACAATTGGAAACATCCCATGCCAATAAGGATTCGGGCCATCGTCCAGGATACAATTTGGTGTACAAACAATAAGGCGTCCACCCGGATAGAGCCGGGCTTGTTCCTCGGTAGTGGGTTTTCCCGTTACTGGATTAGGCGACCCTACCGGGTGGACCACATAGGACCAATTCCCCTTTCCCATCCGAATCGGGGCTTCCCCCTGGTGGATGGTATTGTCCTTGATAAAGATCCGAAGAAAGTCCGAGGTGCCATCCCCGGAGGTGGAATCAATCATTCCACTCCGAAGAACATCCCAGACTTTCGCGTAAACCTTTTCACCCAGCGGCCTCTTTCTAGACGCGTCGTCCATGAACCAAGAAGTAGCGGGTCCCAGGGCGTAAGCTTTATGTGGATATCTTTCCCTCAGCCAAGAGATAGCTCGGCGCTGCCTCACCACCACTCCCCGCCAATCCTGAATGGACGACGCATAGGTAGGGTGGCCGAGTGGAATTACATCCCGGGGATCCAAAGGAAGTAGCTCTATGTTTCCACCTCCCGGGAGTTCTGGATTAAATGTAATATAAAGGTATCCTGAACCCCCAACCCCAGAGAACTTCAGGGCTTCCTGTAATGCACGGTCAGCATAGGTATCTTTCCACCAGGCTCGGGCAAGCTTATTAAGAATCTCCGCCTGGGGCTTATATTTCTGGTTATAGGTGTGGTAATCCCAGATGGGCCTAACATCACTCATCTGAGCCACAATAGTAAAGAGAACTTTCTTAAGCCGATTATCAATCAGGGAAGATTTTCCTTCCCTCTTAATAGTGGAGTGTCTACCCTCCACATATTCCATATTCCTACTAATCTGATGAAAGCCGGGCTCCTCCTTCAGGGCGGCATAACCATCCATGGCCTTGGACTTCAACCAAGCCAGGACTTCCATCTCCGACCCTTCGGGATAAAGCTTAAGCATAGCTATTTAGCCTCGTACTTTCGATCCTTGTTCCGATCCAGGAAGGCAATGATGTCTTCCTTGGATTCTTTCAGGAGGGCTGGAATATTAGCCCAACTCCTTGGGTGGCCCGCTCCGGTTCCAGGAATCTCCACCCTTTCCCCTCGGGCGTTGGTCTCCACGCGATCATCAATGAAAGCCGCATCGGGCCGGGGCACAATGGCATCGGGAATCCCATACCTCTTCAAGGACTGTTCCCGACACACATGTTGGTAGTGCCTCTCCGAGGTAATCAAAATCGGGGAGCCGTCCCCAGTGAGGTGGGTATGAATAAATGGAAACACTGACCCAGGCTTGTGGCCGGTGAACTCCCGGTGATAATCTCGTTCCATTTCCTGGGAGCATTTGGGGCACTTAGGCTTGACTATCTTATTCGGGATGGTCGGGTGGAATTCATTCTCGATAGTCCCACAAGCCTCACAGGAGTATTCATAAAAGGGCATCGAGGTCAGCCCCTAGAAACCGCATAATGCCCTGTCACCATATGGTTCAGGGCCTTGGTGAGTTCCTCCTTGACATAAGCCTGGGGGTCCTCACGATTCCAGTATTTTGCCCGATCCGATAAAACCTGAAGCTGGGTCTCATTGAGGGCTACTTCAATCCCACCCACCTGATAGGAGGTCAACCTCTTCAGCAGGGCCAGCAATTCCTCCGGGGACCCAATCTGAAGTTTCAGATGATCCTCGATGGTCTTCAACATTTCGGGGGTAATAATGAGGTACCGCCGGGAAGGGTCCAGATCCTTGAAGGTCTCCAAGGTCTTTTCCATTTCCTTATACCGGTTTGTCGGGTTCCTGCCCAGGTAAATCTGGTCAGTTTCGTCTTTAACTTTAAGGGGAACAGTGATAGCCATAATACTTATATCTTGGCATGATTCTTGCTTCTTGTCAAGGCCCTAGGAATAATTATCCCACCGATCCCCATAGAAGTCTGCAAAAGTCATGCCAACATCATACTCCCTAGGATCCAGTTCCTGGGGTACCCCAGCCTCCTGGAGTTTCTTGAATTTCTTCCTATCATCCACAACCACCGAGAGATCCTTCTCGTGGGCGCAATAATAAGCAATAAAAAGGGCCATAATCCCATCGTCATGATACCCATCGGCATGCCCGAGGTGCTTTAAATTCGTCAAGCCATACCTCTTCTGGTGGGCCACATAGGTGGCCATCTCCTCTAGGATGTATGGGGAATTCACCCTAAGGTCGTCATTCTTAATGGCTTCCACTCCGGTTTGGGTCAGGGCGGGCCGGGAAGAGGCCGAGGTATACCACCCGAGAATTTCAGTCCCCTGGTCCCCTAGGGCACGGCCAAACTTCTTCCAATTATAAAAGTGTGGGTACCCCTTCTTGATGAGGTCCTCTTGAGTAATGGCCGAGGGAGCCCCCGGGTTTGCCTCACAGGCAATCATGGCTGGGAAGTTATCCTGGGAGTCCTCATAGATGTTCCCGATAGTATAGGCAATATGAGCCAACTGGGATGGGCTGAAGTCTCCAATAAATTCCGCTACTTGCTCATCCGGGTGTTCTTTGGTCCCGACCTTTATGACCTCGATTGCACTATTATCATGACCTTCCCCAAGGCCCCAGGACCCATCCACTCCCACTACATAAATAGAGCCCTTCTCCGCCATCTTCCACATGACTAGCTTATTAAAGTAGTTCCCCTTGCATTCCTGGATGGAGACCTCCGTCAGGAGGCCATTGTTTGGATTAACCTTATACACCGACTCCGGGACCCGAAGTTCACTCCTTAATTTACTCCTAAACTCCAGGGAAAAGACACTCTTCAGGCCAACCTGGAAGGCTTCCTGTTCGGTGGTGGGGAACTCCTGGAAGAATAATTCTAATTGCCCGGTGGCCTCATAGGACTCCCTTTTCACCTGGTACCAGGCCATTTGTTCCTTGGTCAGAACTCTTCCAGTCTCCCTCTTCACCCTTTCCGCAATGGCCTTGGTGGTTTCTGAAAACTCTATCCCGTCCGCCTCCCGAGAGTACTTCCCCGGCAGGTCAAACACTGATATGAAAAGCGGGATAAACTCCCCCTTCCCCTTAGCCGCCGAAAGATAAAGGTCAGCAAAATAATTCCCCTTAGCCCCCTCCCCGGTAGATTCGGCAATGAACACTGGCAAATAAGCCTTGGACGAAGAGAAAGCTGGCTCGATATCTCCTTTGATATACCCCGGATTGGTCCATGTAGATACTTCCGTAAGATGGACAAAATCCAATGTTTGGCCTTGGCCAATTGGGTCGGCTTGGTTGCTCCACGCATAGTTTGCCTTGCTCCTCAATTTCGGGAACACTATATGCTTAGATTTTACCTTATCAGCCACCCCGGGTTTCATCCATCCAGGAAGGTGGTCATAGATTCGATTCAGGAATTGATATAGCTCAAAAGTCTTGTCTTCCACGTTGGATGCTGCAAGAGCCCGGGTACCTTCATGAAAGATCAACCGATGGGCCATGATCATTTGGGAAATGGTGGTAATTCCCTCTTGCCGCCCCTTTAGGGCTGCAACATATACGTGGCCCCTGGGATTTTTCTTTTCCTGCTCTGCAATCTTATCAATCAGCATCAACTGGGAGGGCCAGATGGAAACCTTGGCCAGCCTTCCATCATCCGTATGAATAAAGCAGTAGCGATTTGCAAAATATTTAAAATCTATTGAACATTTGATAAGTTCGTTCAAAATGTAGGATTCTTCCTCAGGATTCAAGGACCTCAGGCCCTCCCCGCTAGGGGAGAACGCAGACTCCAGCTGAACCCTGAAGGATTCCACCTCCGGGATGGAATATTCCCTAAGCTTCAGGGGAAACCCTAGCTGCTTACTCCAGGCTTCCTCAGAGGTTGCTTGGTTCTTCTGAATTATCTCGGGATGAAACAATTTCTGCCTCCTCGACCCCCTGGGGGAGGGACTTCTGGAAAAGCAAACCCCCCTGGAGGGAAACCACCCTCTCCATGATCCCCGGAGGTAGGGATCCTCCACCGGCATTGGTATTTTGTATAGCCACCTGCATGGGGGCTTGGGGTTGCTTCCCCATCTTGGACATTTCTATGAGTTTTTCTGTGGCAAATTCAAAATTATCCGAGGTAGTAAGGATCCCCTTCTCCCCTTTGCACACGGGGCAGGTGATATTCTCAATGGTTGCATTAACCTTTGATGGAACCATCCCCTTCCCTTGACAGGCGGTACACATATCCAGCTTCGGCTTGACGTGCCTCCTCAATTCTCGGACCACCCTGGGCATGGACTGGCCAATCTCCACATAGGCTTCAGCCTGCCCCACCAAGAGTGCCCCATAGGAAGCCTTTGTAATGACCTTTGCTGGTTCGGTCTTGGATTCCACCACCAACCGGGCCAAAGATTTCTTGGAATTCTTCGGATCTCGGAGGAATTCAATGAGTTTTTGTTCAGCATCAGTGAGATTCGGGTTCGCCTCCAGGAGGGTGGCAATCCGGTCCTTGTCCCCACCCATGTTTTTTTCAAACTGATTAATAGTCTTGCTGGCTGAGTTTTTCATAATCCCAGTGAACCTCCTAACCTTGATGGCCCCCAGGGGGCCTTTACGGGAGGAGGCAATAACCTTATCTTGCCACTCCGGGGGGAGTCTTTTCTTGTCCTTAACTGGGGGTAGCTTTGCAATGAGGTTCCTCCAGGTGGATTTATTCATACCCCTGTCATGCCTTGGACTTCAGGGCAATGTAATCCTTCAGGAGGTCATTCTCCTCTAGCCATTCCGCTTCCGGGTCCCGATCCCCGAGGGAGATTCCAAACTTCTGTTCATAGGCCTGTTTAATGAGGTCCTTGAGTTCCCGGGCCTCCTCGGAGATCCAATGATAGGACTCTCCCCCGGGTTCCCCCTCGGAAAAGGTCATCAAGGACATTCCCTTGTCCTGGGAAAGGATGGCCACCAAGGTTCTCTGGACATCCAGGATCTCTTTCTGGACCTCCACGAGGGCCTTTAAGGTCCGAACCAGGGTGTTAAAGGGCCTAAGGTATGCTAAAAGTAATCGAATCATCTGGTATAAACCCCCAAAACCCCTATCCCCACCCCTGGATGTAGCACTCCAAGGGTGGAAGATAGGGTAAACTTCTCAAATTCCCCGGGAGAACCTGAGATGTTTGGTCAATCCTACCAATAAAGATGGGTCTGACAGGTCTTCCCATCCCCCCTAACGGGTGGCTTCAGGCCATCAATGGTCTGGAAGTCATCCCGAGGCCGGGTGCATATCTCAAAAGGCTGCCCTGGGATGAATTCCACCAGGGTATGGTGGGGATTTTCTGGGGAAATTTCCCAAAATGCCGCCCCAGTTACGGTCCTTGCCGGTCCCCTAGGGTCATCCCAGTCCCTCTGGCCACAAAAACTAAACCAAGGCCCTGGGTGGTCGGTGTCACAAGGGCCACCCTTCATGAGATCCACCCCATCATAGTACAACTGAGTAGACCCCACCTCACAGATATGCTTCTTCTGGAACTTATCTCCATCCTGGGGGTTATGGCAACCCGATCCTACCTTCCACTTAATGAGGG